ACATACGGGTTATCGTAGACATTTGCCGAGTAATACACGAACTTTAGGTGCATTGCAGCTTGTTCCTTACCTACCTCAGCGGTCATGTCTTCAAGCGTTTTCCACCACCTAAATTCCCCAGCAACTTGCAACATATAGGTGGTCTTTCCGTCCATTTCCTTAATTGAATAACCGTCTTCACCAACATAACCAGCAGTTACCAACCAAGTGCAAAGGAAACTGGTATTCAGAGGGTTACAAGTAAGGCGTAGTTGGTGTTTCTGTTTACTCTTAGAGCGAAGGCGTGAAGTTAGAAACCATACGTCTTCTTCTTGACACTGTTGGCTTTCGTCTACCAGACATTCGGTCATTTGTGACCCATGCCAGTCGTCTTGGTTGTTGAACAAGTGGTGACACTTAACCTCAGCACCAGACGGGAAAGCCCAACTACTTTCAATTTTGTTTGACGTAATGTTGTATGGTGCAAAAAGCCTAATGCCTGTACTCCACAAACTACCCGCCATTTTCATTTGTTTCTGACTAGCCCGAGCAACACCAGCAACATAGTTCTTATCCCACATACCAGCGAGCATAAGACGAATTAAACTTAACTGTGTCTTACCTGCCGAAGCAGCGCCACCCCACACTACAATGTCATGCACGTTATCATTGAGGTATGTTTCTTGTTTAATACTAGAGGACATAGAATTTCAATTTCTTCTAAGTCTTCTTGTGTTAGGTGAAACGTGTAATTAAATTCTCTTTTTGCCTTAGCCATTAGTTAGCCTCAAATTGTAGAAACAAAAAAGGGGAAAGGAGCGGTTTAGACTCCCCTCCCCTATAGGACTAGTTACGCACCAACAGTAAGGGCAACAGTTGCACCGAATTGTTCGTTAATAACCAGAGTGCTTTGCTCAGACTCTACTTCAACGTAACGGTCTTTCGGGTCACGGTAGGTAGAAGCGAAACGACGCGAACCAACACCACCCAAACCAGACAGGGTAGAAGCTGGGCCGTAGAACGAAACACCCAGTTCAGTACGTGGAACCAGAACGCCAGCACCGTCAGCCAGAACTTCAACAACAGCACCAGTTTTAGTGGTGAAGGTGTCGTCATACAGAACTACGTCAACGTTGCCGAAACGGAACATGGTGTAACCGTTAGCTACAGAACCAAGCTCGTTACGCAGTGGGTTGCCCGAAGCCTGAGAGAACTGGTAGGCAGTGGCAACGTCTGGGCTTGCAATAATTTCAGCAAACATTTCAGCAGAAGCAAACAGAATGTAACCCTGAATACGACCGCCATTCATGAGGCCAGCACGGCTTTGAGCTTGAGCAGCACGCAGGTCAGCCAGAACAGTAGCAGAGCTAATAGTACCGGTAGGACGTGCAACACCGAACTCAGTAGCCATGTTAATGGTGCCGTAGTTGGTAGTAACAACAACACCGTTCAAGGTCATTTGAGCTTTCAGGTATTCTTCATGCACGTCATGACGCATTGCTTGACGTTCAAGTTCTTGTGCAACAGCTTGAGCAACAATTGCTTCGCCTTCGCTACCGAATGCACGAACACCAGCCAGTTTTTCACGGCCCAAAGTTTTAACAATTGGGTAGTGAGGAATAGCCAGAGTGTGAATGTCAAAAGGGCTGTCTTCGGTGCTGTTCTTCTGTGCTACGTTACGCAGGTGGTCGTCCAGAATAGCCAAGCTATTTTCACGAACGTCAAAGCTAACAGCGTCAGTACGAACAGTTTCACCACGGTACAGACCAAGGGAACCAATAAGGCCGGGTTGAAACGGAATACGTTCAATGGCGGAAGTTTGGTCTACAACTTGGGTGTTATTCAGAATAGGCATTATTTATTTTTCCTTAGTATTAATTGAAATTACTTGTTAACTACAACAATGCCAGCGTCAGCAAAGGCAGCGTCATGAGTTGCAGCTACATAGCCAACAAGGGCTTGAGCGTTTACAGTGGTAGGGTTGCCGCGAGTCATGAGACGAACGCGAGTACCAATTGCCCACTGACCAGAGCCGTTAACAGCAGAAGGGAACACAGCAGTACCAACAATAGCGAAACCGCCGTTGTAAGCAACAACTTGACCGGACACAGCAGCAACAGCCAAAGCAACTTCGTCAAACGGTACGTTATAGTCACCATTCATTTGTACAATGAAGTCTTCTTGAGCACCAACAGTAGCGATAATAGGCATTATTTATTTCCTTTGTATTTTTCAGAGAGGTAAGAGTCAACAAGGTTTTCGCCTTCGTCGGCGGTGTTGTCTTGTTGGTCTTGTTTCGTTTCAGGGTTAGTTTCTTTCTTGAACCAGTCACCACCACTAATGGTTTCGATCTGGCGTTCTTTCGTTTCCAGCAGTTCAAAGACTGTGTTAAAACCTTCTTGGCCTTGCAGTTTCATAAAGACTGGGGCAAGTTCGTTAACTAGTTCTTCGTCGTACACAATGCCCTTGAGGCGTTGTCTAATTTGCTCCTCAAGAGCACCTTTGTTTTCGTCTGCTTTCTTGTTAGCACTCCCCAAGAGGCGTTCTAACAGACTCGGTTTTTCACTCATTTAAATATACCTGTTTGCGAATTGTGAACACTCACCACCAAAAGCCTTGTCAAAGTCATTCCAGTTCTTACGGTCACTACGGAGAATGACGGGAACCTTTGCACCAGTGCGACGACCTTGCAAACTAACAAGACGTGCAGTCAGTGCTTCGACTAGAGGGCCAGTTTCACTAGCGTCTCCAATTTGCCAACGCTGTGGGCTTAGAGCAATGTTATTAATAATACTTTCCAGTGCCATTATTGAACCGTCAATAACGCTGTTACCTGCAAGCTCATAAAAGTAAACATAAATGGAGTCTTCCAAATATGGTTCGTCTTCTATGAAGTCACCAGTGTTCAAGCGCATTTGGTCAACAAAGTTACTGGGGTCAAGGTTTGTACTAGCCATTGTTAACCCCCTTTGCAGGTAGCAACTCGGTATAGTCAGCTTTAGGGGCGTCTCCAGCTTCACGAATGAACGTTTCTAGCCCTTTGTCAGCAGTAACAGCGCCAGCGGTAACAAGACGGCTCCAGCCTTCTGTGAACTCTGTCCAGTCAAGTGGTTGCACTGGTTCAAATTCAAGACTAGGCACACGGTCAAGTGGCAAACCATTAAGTTCATAGGCAATACGAACAGCCTTCTTAAACTCTTGACTAATTACCCGTTGAATGTTTTCAATAAACAGCGTCATAAGGTATGTGCTGTTGTCTGACAGAGCGAAAGAACCACCTCCTTCAGCGCCCATGCTCAGAACCATAGTTTGAAGGCTAAGTTGAATTTCTTGGTTATACCGTGCAATGGCTTGACCAACGTTGTAGTTTTGAGCGTTACCGCCATTACCACCAACAGTAGTAATTTCAAACATACGAACGCCATTCTGTTGTGTGTCACTAGCAGACAGAATGTAAGAGCCTTTACCAGCATGAAGCATTTCAGCTTGAGTCAGAAGGTTAGCTACATAAATAGCTTCTTCACTGTTTGGTTCAGCGTAAAACTTGTTAATGTATTCAGACGGTACTTTAATGTCTAGAACACCAGAAAGGTTTTTAGCAACACCAATTGCTTCATACTCTTGCAGGATCTTTTTAGCCTTCCATGCTGTATATGCACCGTACAACAAACTTTTACCTAGTGGGAAGTCTGAGTCAGGTTCTACACGGAAAAACAAAACCTTGTCACCGTTAATGTTCTTTTGTTCAGTACCAACGTTAACAAGTAGTCCGTCATTGTCAGGACTTGACAGTTTCAACCTTTTGAGTCGCCCACCGTCCATTTCAAACTTTTCAACTGAGGTTAGGTGAATAGGGGAAATTGTTTTAAATACGAACTTACCGCCTACACGTTCACACACAACTTCATTCAAGCTGCAACCGTAGTCAAGCATTTGCAACCAATTAGAAATAAGTCTCTTTTTGTCGTAGTCTTCCATTGTTTCCAATGAGAGGTTAAGAGCGTCAATTAAGGCTTTCTCTTGCTGGTTACTGTCTACGTGGTATGCAATTTGATAGTTACCTTTACTGAGTACCGCTTTAATGAAACTCATACTACCGGAAATAATACCGTCTAGTTTCATATCTCTGTAAGTGTAAAAGGCTTTGTTAACCGAAAGGTCAGACTTACCAAGTTGTAATACTGTGTTCTCTACGTGTAGTGGCTGGCTCTGTTGAGTCAGGTTAGCCGCCAATGTTTGTTACTCCTGTTGTTGTAGGTCTTTGGTTAGTTTGTCTAGCCACCGTTCCCACGTCATTGTGTAGCAGCCACCAAACTTGACGTACTGTTGCGTTGAACGCCACAAGTATTCCAAGTCATAAGGGTGGTTAGCCAACATGTAAAGTAGGTATTCTTTCAATTCAGGGCTAGGTGTTTTGGTACATTCCTTGTTACTGAAACAGTGCAAGGGAATGTCTTTAAGAGTCTTATAAGGACTTGTCTGTTTACTCAATGTAGTGTTTCCTTTACTGGAATAAGTTTCCCTAGTTTGACAAACACTTTAATGTCAATATTCACACCTTCACTACGGTCATAGGTGCGGCCAAACTTACGGTTCATAGCTTCAACTGGTGCAGTAGTACCAAAGAATTTAAGACGTGCTTTGTTCTCTTTTACATAGGCTTTAAGGTCAGCACTCAGAACAACAACCCATTGTGCTTTCCCTTCCCACCACACTTGCCACATGTAATAGTCACTTTCATTCTTGACAAAGCAACCCGGTTGTGTTGCACCGTTACGTGTGTTAATGGTCAGCAATTCAATTTGTACGTTCTCGAATGCCTTGGAACCGCTCAAGCTGTCTTTTACAGAACAGGACTTGACAGAGCCGTCCTTTGCTGGCACCATTACGTCAATGTCTTTGTATTGCAAAGCCAGTTCAGTTACCAACGTACCGCCAAACTGGCGTGCTGCTACGTGCTCAGCGTTAAAACCTTTACCGTCAAAATGTACATTACTCATTGTTTCTTACCCTCCAAAGGGTTAGTATTAAATAGTGTGGGGGTCATGCCCCCTATTGGTTTAAAAACGTTTGGACACGACAAAACCCCCAAGAAGGAGGTTATTTAGTTCGTGTATTACTACAGGTCTAAATAAAGTTTAGTTGAATTCGCGGTATAGGCACCACACTAACCATGTCCTATACATAGGCACCATACTGTGCCCCTCTCCACCACTTGCAGACAGTCACAAGACTGGTGCTCTTTTGTCTAGTGGCAGACTCATTTGTTCAAGAAGCCACCACTCTACATTCTTACCTTCTTTCTTTAGTTCCTCTAAGAACTTGTCACTGTACTTACGTCTCACTTGGCGGAAGTTCTCTCCCGTTACTACGTCAAGTCTCATAACTAACTTCACTTTGTATTGGCTATTGAAGTAGTTTACACACAAGTTGCTTGAAAGTCAACCCCTAGTGTAACTTTATTTCATTTAATTGCTTGTAAGCGTCTGCATTGAAACAAAGCGCTAAGTTGTAAGCCCTAGTGTCTGACTTGTCACCCTTGTAACTGTCGTTAAATGCTGTGAACTTCGCGTAACTAATAAGGTTCTCAGGAAACGGAAAGTGTGGGCGGTCTTGAAACCAGTTGTAAAGCTTGTCATATTCAGTCTTCATACTTCGTACTCCGGCATAGTGTTGTAGTCAGGAAGCCAAGAGTCTAGCACAGGAACAAAGTATTCGCTAATGTCTTTACCAACATTGTTTGCAAACCAAGCCTCAAACCCAATGTCAATTACTTCATTCTTCTTAGGTGCCTTGTTCCACCATTCGCCGGGGCTAAAGTCTTCTGCACTGTCAAACAATGTAAAGCCATTACCACGCACTTCATAATTGTTAGTACCGCTGTACTTGGTTGTAATGTCAAACACAGGTCCAGTGTACGGCGCTGGTGGTCCAACAAAAGGTTCATACAGTGCGCGTTGCTGTGTCTCTTTATCGAGCTTGTAATACGTGTTGTTAGCACTAGGAATACCGCTTGCACGTCCCTTGTAACCAAGCATAGGAGCAATGAACAACTTAATAAAGCCTTTCTTACTCTCTTGCTGTTGTACCCATTCCTCTACAAGCTTCAATTTACGTGCTAGGTTGGACTCATTAATACCAAGCTTTGCACACAAGAAAGAACGCTTACAAAGAATAATGTTCTTATAGCTAATGCACTCTACAAGCTGTTTCATGAACTTGTATTGAGGCGTGCTAATTAATGCTTTCTCTTTCAGTGTCCGTACACGGTAGTCACTTTCTTTCTTGAACCACGTTAGGTCTGACTTGAGCTTTAGTCCTCGTTGGTCAACAGTGTGTTTCATAACGTCACTCAACTGGTCAGGGTCTGTACACTCATGAGCGGTACGAACAGTGGCAGAGTAAAACCGTTTGTCGTCTGTGCTAGCTTGGGTGTTGACAACCTCATACACAGGAGTGATAATTTCACCAGTCACGAGGTCAACAAGGTGTTTACCAATTGCAGCGGTGTTTTCAGTTACTTCATACATTGGTTGTGGTACATGGTTAAGCATTTTCTTACCTCTCAAGGTTGAATTGTGTCC